GCATTAAGAAACTCTTCTCGCTCTTCTTCGTTATTAAAGTGGACAGTCAAAGTATAATTTTCGTCCTTATGATTTAACATACTTCTTAACTTATTTCCCATATTTACCAATCCTTCTGAATATCTTCTATTACGACAATTTTGCTAACTAAAATTAATTTTTTCAAAGTTATTATGTCATCCTTTTCTCCAACAAAATTTTCTGCTGGTAACCCCATTATTTTTTTTATTATTATTTTCTTATTTTTTGTCATGAGGGGGTCAGGTAGATATCTTATATATACCTTTTTCTGGCCCCTTCTGGGAGTGGAGATTTTATTCGGAGTAGTCACTTCACCCTTATAGGGATGATTTTATCTTGTAAACTTGTATCCCTCTGAATATTTGTATTTATTGAATCCCTTGGAAGTACCTGATTCTCTTACATTTTCTGTAATTGTATTTATTCCTATTTTTCTTGTAATAAACCCATGAAAGGCTTCCAAAGATTCCTCTAGCCATTCTGAAGTTACTTCATTTATTCCTTCATCAGCATCAATTCCCATGAAATCTACTAAATACTTGACACCTATAGCTAAGGCATCCAATCTATCATCGTGAACTAGTGATCCTCTGTCTGAGGTAATTCTAGTCATCTGATAGAATAGTGCATACTTGTAGTCACCTTCAGGGACACTATCGATATCCCTGTTGATGCACTCAGGGGTAACTATCATCTTATGGTTACCTAGGACAGGCTCTAGGGTATCTATGATGCGTACTTCTTTCTGTCCTGTTGACTTAACTTCTTTAGTACCGCATTCCTTATAGGTTTTCCTGAGGACAGGTTCAAATAGTTTGAGGTACATCCCGTCCCCGAAATTCCCTTCAATGACTACCTCATTAACCTTCCACTTCTTAGCAGTATTAGCTAGCTTATTTAGGACTACATCAGAGTATCCCCCTAGTAGACCTCCTGCTTCCATTACGTAGATATATCCATTGAGATAATAGAGTACACAATATCCCGTCTCATCACGTCCCCTGCCAGACGGATCAACACACATCATCTTATAGGAATACTTCTCCATCTCTGGGGAAGCTGTATGGCACATATAATAAGCATCTCCCTTTAATCCCATTACCTTTGGGATTTCCTGTAGTGAGACCTTACGAGCAGGGTCAGGCATCCACGTTAGTTTCATAGGTGCCTCATCTGTACTGAAGGTACCCACAATGAGATCTCTAAGTCTCAATGGATACTTATCAGCATCAGATAAGCTAGTGTCTAGCATGAACTGCAGCAGGAACCCAGCTCTTCTATAGGACAGCTCTCGTTTCTGTAGATCCTCTTCATTGAATCTAAGGGGATCTGTAGGCTTACCTGCGTACTTCTCAGGATCACTGTCATACTTGTCTGCAATGAACTTAGCTAGGCGTGTACCATAGTTAGCTCTCTGGGTCTCATCATAAGGATATCTTGCAGGGTAGATAATAGCAGTGTACCCTCTTTCCTGAAGTTCATTATAGAGAGACATTTCATTCTGAGGGGTACCAAGGTAAATGATGGTGCCATTAGGTTTGATAACAGCGTCAAACTCCTTCACTAACTCGAACAGCTGATCTCTAAGCACCTGAGTAAATGAATTAGATGGAACTTCCACCTTTATGTTAAGGTAAGGTCGTTAGTCTTACCCCATCGTCTCTTTAGAGAATCCGCTACGTTTTCAGTAGCAGAAACAAACTTACAGTGATCCCTAGAGTAGATCTTGCAGTTGCCCTTCTTAATGTCCTTATCAAGGTGCATGCTAGAGTTCTTTTCCCACTCTTCGTATCCTTCTACCTCATGGATAGTGTTCAAGAAAGTGGTGAAGTTATGCCATCTAGGATCTACTACACAGCCTACATAGCTAGAGCGGGGGCCATAGTTACCGTAGGCTCTCTTCAGCATGTTAGCCCACAAGTCATAGATCTTACGGACGATGCTGTTAGAGCCTCTAGAAGGGATTCTAATAGGAGACCCAAGAAAGCCCACGCCATAAACTGTGGGTTCCATAAAGTCTTCAAACTTTCCTGCTTTAATGTTGCAAGTCTGAACATCAATGACTGTACCAGTTTTAACAAACTGGATGACAGCCCTAGGATGCTTAACTTTACCGTTAGGAAGCTTCTGCTTCTTAGTTCTAGACAGGATCTTAATAAGACCTTTAGGAGTTTCGTAAGTTTTGTTAATTTCGTACATAGTTATGTTCCTTATACTTGACGATGCTTCATATCTCTATGAAGACCAGACTATATCTTATACCAAAAGGTATCCCCATTTTTCGAGTCACTTGACCCTACATAATAGTCGTTACACCTGCTAAATAGCTCGGCTCGGTATTGTCTTTCCTAGTTAGGACTGAGTTCCACCGAATTTAAGGGGTTTAAAGACGACATGGTTAAAGTTTATCGTCTGCGACAATGATGTCTGCACGGGAACCCGTTAGCTGGCCCTTAATACCCACAGACTTAACCGAAGGTGAATGGTCGGGTTTGGCAGGGCCAACGTCGAAGAGGTTCTGAGTATCTCTCTGCCCTTCTCTAGCCTTTAAGTGGTTCAAGAATGGCAGTTCATTAATGATCTTCTTAATAAAGGTAGCGTTTGCATCAGCTCTTTCTTTGTTAGCTGAGACAACCATAATCTTAAGCTGAGGATTCTTCCATAGGCACCATACTACATAAGCACAAGTAATGAAACTCTTAGCTACCCCTCGGAACCCCATAAGAATGAATCTATCATTAGGGGGATGCTGTAGTGTCTTAGCAATATCTACCTGAATAGGAGTAGTCTGTGGCAACCCAATAGTCTGCCATACTAAGCTGCAGAACAATGGAAAACTATTAAAGTATGGAATCAATGCTTTAGTTGACAAGGCCATTAGCTCCATAGTCTAACTCAAAGTTCTCCTTAGTAGCCTTCAGCAGGGATGCCAATGCATTGTCTCCATCTTCGCCAGCCTTAGGCACACAGTTGATGCCATTTCTCTGCAGTTCCTTAATAATCGCATTGTATAGCTGAGGGTTACGTTTCTCTGGGTCTTTAAGGTCGTTCAGCATGTTCTCTAGCATTCTGTCCTGAATCAAGCTCAGCAAGCTCTCTCTGTCTAATGGTTCTTTGTTCTTCATTGATTCTCACTCTCCTAGCAGCTAGGTATGGGTCTACCCAGTGCTTTTTTATCATTGTTATAATGCCTACTATAGTGTACACAATGGTACCTATGTAGACCCAATCACTTAGGGCTACCCCTAATACGGTAACCCCAGTGACAGCTATAGGGGGAGACATATTAATAATATCCTTTGCTATGGAGCCCCCATCCTCTACTGTAGGTTCTATATCTAGGAATCTCATTAGTTCACACCTAAGAGACTCCTAAAGTCAGCTTTCTTAAAGTGTGCTCCTTTAAGTAACTTTCCATCAGCTCTATAGGTAGGACAAAGGTTGCCTTTGTCATCAACCATCTTGCTCATGAATTCCTCTGCAAGAGCCTTCATGCCTAACTCAAGAGGATACTTATGTTCAATAGCATACATGATGCAAACCCAGATAAGATCACAGAGTTCTTTGAAGTCCTCTGGGCAATCTGAAGCTTCCTCTGCCCATTCTTCAAACTCCTCAAGGATGAGCTTAAGATAGAGCTTTCCGTTCGTCCCTGAAGGGTGAACCTTGTCGAACAATCTCTGCATCGTGTCCGCAAGACCCTCCGTTGAATATTCTAAAGACTCGCTGATTGCTTGAGCCGTGGTATTCATGTTTTTCCTTTTTATCTAATTCAAATTTACCATCAATGAGAACATCAACATAATCCAAGATGGGTTCATCTTTGATATCCTCATAGGTACGTCCTGTCCATAACCAGATTCTCTTGGTGTTCCCATAGGCACCCCTCACACGCTTCAGGATTTGCTCTACAACGGGTTCATTGTAGGGCTCTAAGGGGTCACCCCCTAGGATACTCAATCGTTCAATATAGGGCGATTTAAGAGCATCTAGAAGGGTGTCCATAGTATCTTCAGTGAACTCTTGACCATATTGGGGATCTTGAGCTTTCTTGTTGAAGCACCCCCGGCAGCATAAGGAGCAACCTGAGACAAACAGGTCTACTCCTATGCCATCACCATTGGTCATACTACATATATCTATCTTAGCGTATTTCATAGTTACATTGACACTCGGTCTTTAATTTCAGCTAACTTAGCATCGTTCATACGAGTACTTCCGTTAGCTTTGGTGTACCCCAAGTATCCGCAAACACGACTAATGACAGACAGGTTAGTAGATCCACAATGGGGACACTTATTCATGACATTAGTTGAATGCTTATGGCAGTCTTCACAATAGACACTATCAAAGTTAATACCCTGATAGAACCCTTTCTCCATCCCTCGTAAGATCAGTGCCTTAAGTGCCTGAAGGTTCTCAGGGTTAGTCACTCGGACATACTGAATGTGGCCTCCGTTGCACATATGGAACATCTTGTATTCAGCATCCTGTTTCTCAAAGGGGGTGATAGGCTCACTAACGTGCATATGGAAGCTGTTAGTGAAGTACTCTCCAAACTGGTTATCTCCGGTGTACTCAGCATATTGTTTAGCTTGTACACCACATAAATTTTCTGCCATTTATACCCTCGGTTTCCCGATATTTATTAGGGGATTAGACTATATCATCACCCTTATTACTAAGGGGTTGTGTACTTCCATTTAAGGGGTTCTCACCCACCGATTCCGGCCGTACTCCTTTTGCTTCTTTTTGGCAAGCCTTGGGATAGTCGTTACAGAGCGTAATAAAGCAATTATATTTTCTAAGCACTCCGTTGTATTCTTTGTATGCTCTTGTTATAGAGGACACCGAACAACCTAAGAATTTCGCGGCGTCTCTAGACGAGCCGTAGAATATTTGAGTACCCCAACGGGTTACTCTCACAAATCTTGAGTGTTTCTGCCGTTTAACCGGCTTCCAAAGCCCATTAACATAGGCATGATGCACATTCTCGCCATTAGTCATCCACTCTAAATTCTCTACCCGGTTATCATCTTTTTTACCATTTTTATGGTTAACATAGGGTTTATTTAGGGGGTTATCAATAAAGAGCTTTGCGATCAGCCTATGCACTCTAAAAGTTTTCTGTCGCCCTGAGTCATCATAGAGGTTTTTATATGTATATCCACTAGGGTGCTTTGAGAGCTTTAACCTCTGAAGGTGATCTTTTCTAATCCTATAAATATTACCATCTTCAGAAAACAGGTACTTTGAATAGTTTGATAGTTTTTTATATTGCTTTTATTAAACTCCACGGGATTAGCATAGCAAGCGCCTTAGCCTTCCCCGTTAGCCTCTTTCGAGACACCTCGCATTTTAGCGAGTCCACACAATTTTACGTTCCTAATTACTCAGGACGTGCCCACACTTGTTTAGGCGTTCCATAGACAGCATAAAGGTATCCATCTTCTTTCTTGAACTGCTCTACCTTATCGTTAATATGCTTAAGTACAGTTCTGGCAAACCAAGGATCCTGATAGAGTGTCTTACCTGAACCAAGAATATTAAGTTCATTCAAAGCAGTGACACCAAAGGAAGCGGTCATGTAGTTAACCAAATCACCAATCTCATCGTCTGCCTTAAGGTTCCCCTTATAGAAACCCCCCTGCATGAATGCCATCGGATTGGTGCAAGCCTTAGTGTGTCTAATGAGATCATAGCGTTTCTTAAAGAAATTACGGATAGTCTCAAGTCGTACATCAAGGACATTGAAGAAGTCTACGTTATTCTTTTGAGAATAAGCCAAAATAAGGGGAAGATTAAGAGACACCGCCCCAATGTTACATCGACCATTAGTGATCCATTGGTTAGTCTCAGGATCCTTCCAAGGACTGAGATAAGCTCTGCAGCCCATCGGGGTCACTACTTGCCCATTCTTTAGATACTGCTTAGCTACAGCATTGTTAACCCAATCCCCAGTCAAACTAAGGAAATCAGGATACATGCACTTACTGGAGCACTTAATGGCTAAATCAAAGATCTCATGAGCTTCCTTAATGAAACGTACAGAATCTTCTACATACAAGTAGACAAGCTTAGGGAACACTACAGGTTTATGATTCTCCCCATGCCCATTCATACGGGTATTAAGGATAGCACTGCAGATTTCCTTAAGAAAGAGCTTGTCTTTATTGGTTAACTCTGGGTCATTCCAACAGCCGAAGGACACTGTAGTAAACGCAAAGTCACCTCGTGAACAGGGGACGGTATTAAGTTTCAACTCAAGAGACTGAAAGCCTTGCTTAAGTTCATCCTGAAGAGTACGCCAAGCGTACACATTGAGCTGAACTTCAGTTGCCCCGGGGAAACTATTGCTCGCCTGCTTGTATGCCTTATTCCAAGTCTTATGACAGTATGGCAGAAGAACCATATCAATTTGGGAGATTGTAAAACCCAGCGGAATCTCCCTAAACCGCTCTGTGGACTATCTCTTAAGCATTACTGCTTGTGTGCGCTTCGACCGGTAACCACTTCCGGCCTACTCTACTCACCTTTCGGATTTCGATAGTCTCTACACCTTCTGCAAGAGTCTTAGCGATAATCTCAGGGTGACTGTAGTAGTAATTCACAGTAATTCCTGCTGCTTTGCAGGCATCCTTGATACTACCATATGTGATCCCCTGATACATGCATTTCTTAGCTACTCCCGGCTTCTTACCTTTCATTCCATCAGAGTTTTCAGACCAAGGCAACCACCTAAGGTTCTCGACCCTGTTGTCCTGTCGGTTCCTGTTCATGTGATCTACACAATAACTAGGATCAGGCTTAGGACCAAGAAAGGTCTCTGCTACAACCTGATGAACCTTCTTGTAGATTCGCTTCTTGTTGATAGAGAAAAGGATTTCAAAGTAGCCGTCTTTGTCTACCTTATACTAAAGCTTCTTAGGAGCTCTTGTATAGTCAATCCTCTTATCAGGAGTAGATTTAGCGGCCGGTTTCCTGAACGAGACTACCTCTCATCTTTAGAGACAAAGTAGCCTTCATAGGGAGTAGAAAAATATTTATCGATTTGCATGTATGAATACCTCTTGTAGCTTGGCACGGGATTCCTTTCGGTTCCCCGTTAGCTGAAATCATATTAACAATATGGGGGGCGTATCCCCTAAATTTCAACACCGCAAGTCATGCGTTCACACACTTTTAATTCGGCAGTTTCTATTGATCGCACCGAACTGTTGAGCTGTTGCAACTAAGGTGATATCTCCAATTACCTGAAGAGCACTTAAGACACTCGTAGGTTCCGTGTAGTCAACATTGGACATACTAAAGCCACCCCTAAGGACATTCCCAATATCAAACAGGCAGCAATTGACAGAACCCATGAGCATATCTCGCATATCGTGAATGTAGATATCACCACGCTTAGTTAACTCTTTTTCTTCCTTGCTAAGATAGAATTGTCGATAGAGCTCTTTTGTAAGGTATCCCTTAATGAGCGAGCCTTTTGTTGACACCAGAGAGCTATCGAAGTTAGCATTCTCTCTGTCCCCAAGTAGAAGCACGTTATCAGCTTCATCTTTAACTTTCTCAAATGATTTAGCATAAGTATTCTTATAGTCTCTATATTCTTGATATGAATTCGCTACATCAGTCAACCCAAAGTACTTCAAGTAATGAATTACTTCCTTATGAAGGTCTTTAGTTGGGGCATCTCTATCAATAATTAAACAAGAGTGAACTTTCTCAACCAGTTTGTTAAGAACATCAGGCTCCACATATTGATTCACTCTAGCAGCCGCCTTATAGACAGCTTCTTTGATCTTCTCTCCGTTCCAACCTTCTACAGTACCATCTTTCTTAATAATCTTCATGTTAGTGGTTTCCTTGTTTATATTTAAGAATTAAATTGAATTAAATTGAATTAAATTGAATTATGCTCATCTAAGAGATTACTGATGCTGCCTGAAGGTACCTCCTGAGCAGATGCATTAGCAAACAACTTAATAGTTGCAATCTCAGCATCCGTGAGGTCACTAAGGGTATCATTAAGAATTTTCTTAGCTACTTTGTCGTCTTCAGAGTACACAATAGTATCAAAAGAAACATCAGGAACTGAAGGCTTAGTAGTAAAAAGTGTACGCCTAACATCATACTCACAGGCACCTACATTGCCATCCCAATAAACTTGTATATTCATTTACTTAGTCTGTTAGATAGACTCAGTAGTCCTACGTTAATTACTGTGCGTAAATCCTTTAGGACTACTGAAACACCCGAATTACTTGCTCTTCTCAATGCTAATGAGATAGTACAAAGCCTTTAGGGCATCCTTATAGGCTCGGATGTCTCCCTCAGTATGGTAAGACTCCTTGTTACGCTTCTCAATAGCTTCAAGAAGTTTATGCTTAGCCATCATAAAAACATTATCTTCCCACTTTTCATCAATCATCTTTGTATTTCTCCATAATATTAATTAGAGCCTCACCATCAGACTTATCGAATTTAAATCCAAGGTATTCCACAGTACCACTCTTATCGAATGCACTGTTAATGAATCCCTTAGCAACTTCAATGTCTACCTTGTTATTCTCATCGACGATACCCACCTGCTTGAGCATAGGCAGCTACTTACCGATGAGGGTATCCGCTTGATGCAGAATCAAGAACGTACTCCCTCCAAGAATCCATTTCATCGTAGAGGGAGCACTAGGCATCAGTCGAGTATCAACGAACTCAGGGAGAACCTGAGAGATCTTACTCAAACTGATCTTCATAGGAAATTATTAGGAGTATTCGTAGGAGCAGTCCACGAATTGTACTTAGCCATAGGAGTTGGGCAGATTGCACTCATAGGCACAATGGTATCCGTGATCTTACCAAGAGTACCCATCATGTTGGCAATGGTACCAGCGATACCAAGACCGAGACCTGAGCCTGCAACACCCTTAGAAGCAAATTCTGCCATAATATATTTCCTTTCTAGGATTTACCTAGAGTTATGTAGTAACTTAATTAGATAAAGCTAAGGTATCCATAGTTACCGAAAGAATACCTTAGTATAGATTAAAGACCGATCTTAGCGAGACCTAAACCCTCAGAGGCCTTACAAAAGGACCTAGGCACATCAGGCCAGATCACGCTTTCCGGAAACCCTGCTTGTTCAGTAATATCCCTAAGAGCCTGTCTGTATATTTTAATTTCAGCAAGATTCTTTTCAGAGATAGGATAATCAGAAGCTACAAGGTAGTCTGTTTTTGACAGCTTGGCATTTCTAGTGTCCCTAACATCTCTAGCTAATTCTTCCTCAGTAGGGGCAGGGATAGAGACTGCTTCATAGTAGTCGCCTCTATCTACAATCATAGCGTTGTTAGAGTTACACCATTGGGCAAGCTCAGAATACTTTGAGAAAGTGTTAGGAGAATTGTTAGGTGACGTAGATCCATATTCTCCGAGGATGAAGTCTTCCTCAAGGGGTTTATAAAATTTAGTACCAATCATAACCATCTTCCAATAAAAGCACACGTAATGTATGTTGCAAAGTCATAATCTCCTTCGTAAGTTCTTCTATGGAAACTAACGCCAGTAGCAGTAGGTGAATCCCATGCAATATCTACGTTGCTAGGATATGTTTGTTTATTAGCCGTAATAGAATATGTATTATTGATAAAGGGTCTTGTAAACGAAAGGGTTACTACTTTCTTATTTAAAGGAATTGTAATGGCTGCGGTGACTATCTGAAGACCTGTAACATATCTTTGTACATTACAGAAACCACCCGTAAACTGTGTCGTATAGAACCCATCGGCTCTTTCTACTACTTTACCATTAAACAGTATATTATCAGTATTACCAAGAAGAAGACCTTCTTTATCTGATCCTACCTTATGGGCAGCCAAACCCCACTGACCTGATTCTCCAGGCCCTGTAGCATTGTTGTTCCTCAAAAATAAAGAGGCACCGTTCTCAAAAGTGCTACCACCTCCTAACTCCAATCCTTTATACACTTCATCTACAACTGCCCAAATATGATTTGTTTCAGTCAGATAGAGAGGCCCGGTCAGAACACCACCAGTCAACGGAAGGCATACACCTGCGTTTTCCTTTTTTTTGAGACCTTCAGTAAGAGCAGTGTTAGTAGCGTAATCCCCCTTAGTCTGCTTCTTAGCAAGCTCAGTATCCACATACGTCTTATCAGCTTTACCAGAGACATCCACAGGAGCAGGGATGTCAGACATATTAGCGAGCTTAGTAGTCGTCCCTGCAGTACCACTAAGAACATGCAGATGCTTGGTATCCGTAGCATACGCTAGGACACCATTGTGCCCTGCATAGCCCTTGATTTGGGCTTCAGTGCCCGTAATTTGTTTTCGTTCTTTAATAGCCATGTTAAGAATCTAAATCTCCATAATCAATATAACCGTTGAAGGTAGCAACATCAAGTTTAGCATCCAACTTCGTCGTCAAATCAGTGATCTGTGCAGTCGTATGAGTATGCTTAGTGTTAGCCTTACTGGCAAGACCCGTCTGAAGCTCTTGCTTAGTAGCAAGACCGCTAAGATCTTGCTCAGGAGGGGTACCAGTGATCTCACTATACGCAATGCTGTCCTTAGATGCAAGAGCACCGAGTGTAGGCTTGTTCAGAATGAATGCCTTAGAGGCCGCACTGGTCTCAGCCCAGTCAGCCTGTAACTGACCTGCAACAGCCTGATCCGCATATTGCTTAGCAAGATCGGCTTGTTTCTTGGCTTCAACTTCAGAAGCCTTAGCGTTAATCTCAGAGGTACCCGCCGCAGTCTTAGACAAAGCCGCATTATCCTCAGAGAGCTTAGCCGCCTTAGCACTATTGCTAGCCGCAGTAGCCTGAGCAGTAGAGGTGCTTGCACTATTAGCCGCATTGGTGGCACTAGCCTTAGCCTTAGTGGCATCAGCGTTAGCCGCAGTAGCACTATCCTCAGCCTCGCTAGCCTTCGTCGTAGCAAGGGTTGCCTGCTGTGTAGCGCTGGTAGCCTGAGCTTTAGCTAAGTTAACCTGCTTGGTGCCTTCAGTGGTGACACTACCAACTTGCTTAGTGCCCTCAGCAGTAACTGCATTAACGCTAGTCGTCTGTTGAGCCTTCACAGCATTAACACTGGTAGTACCCTGAGCACTCACAAGACCAACCTGCTTTCCCCCTTCACTAGTGATTTTACTAATTTCAGTGGTTGCGGTATCAGTGATTGATTTTACTTGTTTAGCACCCTCAGTCTTGATTTCATTAAGAGTAGTGGTACCTTCAGTAGCACTTTCCTTAGCCTTATTAGCATAATACTTAGAAGAGTATTCAGAGCCATCCACAGTACCCGTAGTCTTGTTAGCCCAACCCTTAGCAAGATCTCTAGCAGAAATTGCGTCTGCCTTTAGGCCCTCCATGGTGGTGATTGTTTCAGGAAGCTTGTTGATTTCCGTAGCAACCTTCTTAACATCTTCAATGTTAGAGCCTACCTGCCTAACTTCAGTAATGTTGTCTGACACATTCTTGATGTTACCGCCAGTAATAATAGGAAGGGCACCCCCAGTATTACCTAGATCACCATAGTCCTCAAAGATGGAGGTACTAAAGGAACCCTCAAGGTCATTACCAACGGTGTTAATGTTATTGATGTTTCTAGAATCAGTAACTACATGGTCAATGTTTTCAGCTACGATACGAATCTCAGCAGCAACAGGGACAACGACCCCTGCAAGCTCTTCTACTCTATCTGCGTTAGCCTTAGCAGAGACTTCAGAAGCCTTAGCGTTCACCTCAGAGACCTTAGCGTTCGTCTCAGAGACCTTAGCCTCATCAGCCTTCTGAGTAGCAATTACAGCATTCTCATAGACATTGCTCTCAGAGGTCTCAACATTAGTTTGAATCTGTCGAGCCTCTTCAAGGATTGCTTGGTTCTCTGTCTTGACGGCATCAGCATGCTTAGCCGCAGATACTGCAGTACCCGCAGAAGCCTTAGCGGTTACCTCAGACTCCTTAGCATTAACTTCAGAAGCCTTAGCGTTCACCTCAGAGACCTTAGCGGCATCCCTAGCGGCCTCAGCATCTAGCTTAGCCTGATAGGCGCCCTTAGCATCAGTCTTATAGACACCATAGGTCATAGCATCAGAATCAGCTTCAGGAGTACCTACATTGATGATACGTTTACCCCTAGCGTCCCAGTTTCCCTCTCGGTTGACACTAAGGGAATCCTCAAGGATATCTCGACCCTCTTCAGCGATATGAAATGCCTGCACCTGAGACGTATCCAAGTCAGTAGCCTTAAGAATGGAGGCATCCTTAAAGGTGACTACTCGTTCAGTAGCTGAGGTATATCTTCGGATTGTTAAGGATTCTCCTGATGCAGGAGCTACCTTAAGTCTAATCGTAGTTTTATCTAGGAAGTAATAGTCACTGCCAGTGTCACCATAGTCACCCCCAGTAAGAGTAGTGCCAGTGCCTAATCGTACAGTAACGAAAGACTTCTTTAGATAATCAAAGGGGACGGTAAAGTCAGTTTTAGTACCGTCCCCCGCATATATGATAATAGTGGAAGCCATTAAATATTAATATCCATATTTGTAGTCCTCTAGATCGTCATTAACGAAGGACTTAATTGCATTAGTTATCCCTGGTATATTTGGGATAATTGATGTAGACCTCTTGATATACCTAGCGATATCCCTTCGATCCTTATAGGTAGAATCATTAAGAACCATATCCTGAATTCTGCTGTATGTACCCAAGCCCCCAAAGGCAAGAGATTCGCCATAGCGCAATGCAGGGAACATATCTAAGACAGTATTAGCGATACCATTCCACTTGATGTAGTTAGAATCTTCACCTAAGGTATCTCTAGTTTGAGCTGTAGTCTTAGCTGATGTACCAATACCTACAGAATTCAATGCAAGAGCCATAGAGGCTGTATAGGGATTTCTATTAAAGAATGCCTGCATTAAGAATGTAGTAAGTGCATCAGGGTCACTCAAGTCATCTATAGAGCCAATACCTAAGGTGTTCTGAAGGTACTGCTCTTTAGCTTCATCCTCCATACCCAAGGCTCTAAGGTTAACCTGAGCTAACGTAATTGCACCTGTAAGAGCACTAGAGGTGAGATAGCTATTCAATGCAGCAAGGTTACCCTCTTCTTCCCAGCGATTCATTAGTTTAACGAAACGCTTATTATAGGACTGCACTGCGAAGGTCTTAAACTGGAGAGCCATAGACACTACAGGATTATTAGCTACCTGCCACGTAAAGACATCATCTAATTTGCGTCTCTGAAGGGTCTCCTCAATAGCGTAGTTAGTGAGCTTACGCAATACACTCATAGCTTTATTATCATCTCTGAAGTCAGCCAATCGTGTACCTTTCTTGAGCATAGGTGTCTTAGCTGTCTCATCGTACCTAAAGAATCTCTTGCTTGCCATTAGGGTATAATCAAGATCAGCTTTAGTAATCCCTACTCTCTTAAGATCGATATCTCTAAGGAATCCTCTGTGAGCCGCAGTACGCCCATAAGCCTTCTGCATGAACTCCCCAAGGAAGCAACTAACGACTGTATCAATGATAGTGTTATTAGTGTACCTCTGAATCTGAGCAGCAGGGGAGTAGTCTGCAATAACATTAAAGATCCCTACAGCCTTAGCCATATAGGGATTAATGTTACGATACTTCTCTGCGTTACGTCTCATGATCTCTGCGGCATCTAAGGTATCATAAAGTTCCCTGCCAATAAGGTGATCCTTAATAGCGGTAATATCATTCTTAGTGAATAAACCGTTGCCCCATCTTTGGACAGTCTCATGTACCCCTGGGATCATTCTAATGAGAGCACCTGCACCATATGCCTGAAGTGCTGCTCCAACTTCACCGTAGTTAAGGATACCCATGAGAGTACCAAAGGAGGAGAAAGCTAACTGCTTCATGATATCTGCAAGAGCATCCCCAGTAGTGAAGTTAGCTCTGTTGGGATTAATAGCCATACCATAGGCACGCCTATGCATGACATTAAGAGCCTCACGAAGTTCATCCTCACCCTCAGGACGTCTATTGGTATTCTTTACCCAATAGTCATCAGCCATCTTATTGATATGCTCAAGTCCCTCTGAGAAGTCTCTGTTGTATACTCGTTTCTCTGCAAGTAACCCCGCAGTACGATTAAAGTATCTACCAGAGACATCAACAATATCTCCTCTGAGTTTATTCAGAGAGAAGCCAGAATGATCTTTATAAGAGGTATCCCAAGGCATCCTTCGTTTCTGAAAAGAGAAGTCTCTAGCATCATCACTAAAGTTGTCTACAGAGTGACCAGAGTGATTCTGATCTCTATATCCATATCCTGCCTTTCTAGCTTCATCCCAGAGCCACGCATTGAATTGAATATCTTCTTCCTCAGGAGTAAGCTTTACTTTGTTTACTTCAAGTCCCTGAGCTTCGGCTTTCTTAGCTTCCTTCTCTGCCTGAGCCTGTAGTTCCTCTTTCCAAATCCTACGGAACTCTGCAAGCCTTTCTTCAGAACGAGTAGCCCCAGTATAGAGATAGTTCTGCAGATACTTACCTGCCTGCTCATCTCCACCTACTCTAAGCAGGAAGTCATGCATCTTCCATTTGTCAATAACTACTGGAACATACTTACCAATTCTATAGGCAGAATCAACTAGACCAAGACGATGAAGCTTAAGGCCACGGTGTCTATAGGTATCTGAGATTCTATCGGCCAGTGCTACAGCTTCAGGATCTTTACTAAGTGGATTCTTAGAGACATCATAGCCACCAATCTTGTCATAAAGAAACTCATTAGTCTCCTCTCTTCCGTACCTGTTGGATAACTTCTGTACATCATGAGGAAGGGTATTCATGAGGCTATCTGTTTCAACCCTAAGGCCCTCTACTTCATCAAAGAGAGTATTCTTAGCAGGGCTATTCAGTCTCTGCTTAAAACCTTCATCAGTACGGATACCTTGTTCCCAATGAGTGAGGTTACCAATGTATTCCTTAAGATCCTCAGATTTATCTCTATAAGACAATAGCTTCTGTTTGAATTCAACTGAAGGCAACTTAGAGGTAAGCTGTTCTCTAAGGTCATTCATCTTTCTAGCAAGAGGTAAAGTCTTATTAGCAAGTGTTCTCTCGATAGGGGTAAAGACAACATCCTCAGGGGGTTTCTCACCCTTTAGCATAGCATCATGAGCTATAGCAACCTTACGGTTAACTTGAGAGACTGTACGTAAACCTTTACCTAGTCCCTCAAAGCCTAACGTAAGACCTGCAATAGCACCAACGTCTGCCCAGACATCATGATGAATACCTGTAACGTAATCCTGAAGCTGATTAGCTGCTACACCTGAGACAACATTAGCAGTGACCTTAGTGGCACCTAAAGCTACCTTAGAGGAGACACCAATAGGAGGAGCAACAACTGAAGCAACCGTAGTAACAATATCCACTGGATTACCTACAGCACTCCCTAAGCCACCTACTAAAGACATATACCAAGGGCTATTCGCAAACTGAGCTTCAACCCTTCGGTTCTCTGCAAGTAAGTCTGCATTCCTCTTAACGTCCTCCATAGAAGAAGCATTATCTAAAACAAAGTCAATATCATCTTTGTCATAATTGAACTGCTTATACAGCTCATCCTTCTCTTCTTCGGTAGGCTCATATTTCTTGGTAGTAAATCCCCCTCTGCGAACCCACATGCCAATAGGGGAAACCTTAACACCATCTACAAAAGCGCTCTCGTTAAAGTTAAAGAGACTATAACTCTTAGTGTCTCCCTTAAGTACATCCTTTTCAGGAATGTTCTCAATAGGAGTAGTAGTTACATAGGCTTCATACTGAGGCTTAGAGGCTCCTAAGAACCTCCCTAGGTTAGCTACAGGATATTCCCCAGTGTCTACCGGAACGTATGAATTGTCGGCCATTTAAACTTGGAACCCTCCTCAATATTCTTAACAATCTTAGCTTTAATTCTAGCAGTGAAGTCCTTCATAGGAATAACCATATTCTCAGTACCATCAAGAGCAACTACAGAAATATTATCTCTATTGACATCATAGAAAGAACTATCATAAAGCATAGGTGTATTAAGACCTCTCTCACTCATGTAGTCTTTAAAGACCTCATTGGCATACTTGGCTAGATCCTCAGGAGACTGAGGGGTAACTCCAACCTCACCTAACCCCTGCTGAATAGAAGCAATTGGAAGAACAAAGCCACGGACACCTACGAATTCATTGGCTACCTTTTCCATAGCGGCCTTACCAAGCTTACGGATAGAGGTATCATCTGTAGGATTGGCATCCTTATAGGCTTGAATCTCAGCCCACACAAGAGTATCCAACATATCCGTAGTAGCTCTATTGAGACCCCCAGTGCCAACTAAACCCTGAATCTCATTCTTGTCTACTCTGAATCTAGGCAATAGCTGCTCTAAAGGAACGCCTGATTCTAGTGCCTTTCTCTGTTGCTGAGCCTTAAAAGCCTGAGCAGAAGCGAGAACCTGAAGGGGATTCTTACCAAGCCTAATAGCCATATCTACAGTAGACAACTGTGAGTATACGCGAGTGTCACCATAGGTGCCATTAGTGAGAACCTGTCGTACTGCTGAAGGATTAGTACTATAGAGGCTCATTAAAGTTTGGAACCCTGGGGATAACCCTGAGATAGAGATTGCTCTAGCTTGACCCGGGATATTATACTGGAAGTCACCTGCTTCCTTATCCGTAAGTAAATCTACAGCATCCTTAGATGAGATCTTACCAGTCATAGCAATTTCATTAAGTCTATGATCTAAGTCCTGATAGTACTCTTTAAGCATCTCAGTGACAGGCTCTCTAATGGAATTAGGGGTACCCTTAGAGGTAGCCATAGTGAGTAGCATTGAGATCTTCTTTGGGTCACCCCCAGTGAAGATCTTCTGGACAAACCCTTGCCCAATAACCTTCATATCATTGGAATTCAGAGAGATCCCTGCATCCTGAAGGACTTTCCTAAAAGCCTCCTCAGTAGGAACCGCAGTACCAACAAGGTTAGCCTTAAGAGTATCCCCAAGGTACTCTTCATAGAGAGCATCCCCCCGCACCTTCCCAGCGGCCTTAAGGTTAGCCTGAGCAGTTCTCTTAGCGTTCCTGATTGCCTGATCAAGGTACTTAGTTCTAGGTGTCTCTACATTGTTATTGGAGAGATACTCTTCATCCTTAAGTTGGCTGAGGAGAACATAGTTGCCATCCTCAACATACTTGTCAATATCATCACACCAATGAGAGAACTCCATAGCATTGTCAGTAGCCTTTACAGTCTCTGCGTTGACAAGCCATGCCTTAAGGTTATCCTCACCCAATAGCTCTCTAAAGGTAGTTCCTTTGATAAATGGAATCTCTTTATCTGCAATACTCTCAATAAGCTGAGAACCATAGCGAGACTTAGAGGCCATCTGGAAAGCATTGTTGAGAAGCTTATATTGCATCTCAGGGGAATAGTTAGCCCCCGTAGTTCTCCCCATTTGATCAAGATAATTCAGGAAAGCTTGACCTGCATTAGGTGACCCTGAATTAATGATCGTAGCAATGTTAGAGGAATCAGCAATAAGAGATTTCTCAGTTTCCCATTTATCCTCTACAGCTTCCTTCTGAGCGATTACCTTTAGACGACCCTCAGGAGAAGTCTCAAAGAAACCCTCCTTAAAGAACTCATCATCCATAGAGTAACCAAAGGAATCAGCAAGATCCTTTTGGCTCTCTTTAGCGTACTGATAGAACTCTGAATCTACTTCAACCTGAGACTTACCAGCAAGCTTATTCGTATTAACCTGTTCATTAACAAAGTCCTGATAGGTCAGGTTGTATGCCATTCGACCATGCAGATACTTAAGTCTAGACATAGCAAATGGATTGTCCTGAAACGGAATACGATTATTCTTGATATCCTGCTGATACTGCTCAATAGAATGACTTTGGAAATACTTATCAGCTAAGTCCTCTACTTCTTTCTTCTTTACCTGTTGCCGCTTTGCTTCATCAATCTGATACTGATCGAAGTCTTTAGATGCCTGCTTAAAAGCTAGACCTAAAGCATTCACCCAGTCACCTTCGAGGTCTGCAGTAACTTTAGAAGAATCAATGTTAAGGTTTGCACCCTTATATTCCCCGAGCTTAGCTAAGCCAGAATTGAAGTATCTCCAAGTACCCATCTCATTAGCAATGGACGTAGTACCTGCTGTATTCTTATAAGCCATTAGTAGTAATAACCTCCATAGGAACCTCTACGGTTATACCCCTGATTCATCGCACCTGTAAAGTTCTGCATGTAATCAAGGAAGTTAAACATGCCTTGATTTTGTGTCTTAAGGGTACTGTAGTTAGCTATAAAGTTATTCATGAAGCTAGTACCGGTACCCATAGTAGACGAAGAAGTAGTAACACCTGTAGTAGATGTACCTAAGACATTCGCACCTGCAATACCAGAGAGACCCGCAGAACCCCCAACACTAGAGGTACCTGCAACAACTGTCTCTCCACCCACAGTACCCGCAATGGTACCACCAGTACCACCTACGGTACCTGCAGCACCTGCAAGAGCACTGCCTGCACCTGCTGTAGCTGCACCAATAGCTGCACCTTTAGCGGAACTATCGAGGAATTCCATAACGTAACTCATGCCACCCTTATATTGGCTCTTGAGTTGATCTCTAGCCTGCTCTACAGAATTCTTCATCTGGACATATAGAGCATCCTTCTGAGATCTAATGTTAGTTACATCAGTCTCATAGGCATCCTTAAGAGCAGTCTTTTGTCGCAACACTGCACCTGAGATTGATCTTTTGATTTGTCCTGCAGTTCGCCCTTCGTAACCTGTCTCAGCTAGAGAAGCTTCAACTGTAGCGTTATTCTGCAAGGCGTTATAAGACAACTGAAATAAGTTGCTCACAGCATTATCATAGGCACTCTGCTCTTGTCTAGTCAATTGGTTCTGATTCCAATTGTAGTTCATCTGAGCATAGTACATCTGTTTCTTGAATGCTTTAGTGAGAGATCTGTTGTACTTTGATTTCTGCCACAGGGAACTGCCACCACCTGCAAATGCGCCGATTACTGCACCTGCAGCAATTATTCCTGACATAGTTCCTCTCTATTGTTAGTTAATAACTGCCACTCATCAGTAAACTCTTTCTCTGCTTCCTCTACAGTAGATGCGTTACTAGCAAAGAACATTGTAATGTAGGTGTCCTCAAAGGCACTAAAGACCTGCCTACGGCCATCCATACCTTTCAATACAGAATAGCCAGAGATCTCCTCTAGGTGATCCCCTACGACAACCTTACAGTCCCCACTAACGATAACCACTGTAGGAATCTTAATGAAAGCACCTGCACCAATCTCACCCTTTCTCAATAGAATGGTTCTAACGTAACAGCCTGCCCACAGGAAATGATCTACTTCAATAGGTGCCTCAGGCAGAGACAGAGTAGCCATAACAAGACCTTTACCAATCTCTTGCTCCATAGGCGCCATACTAGGCAGAGCACCTACCATAGCTTTCTTAAGAGTTAATCCCTTTCTCACGTCTGACTATTCCTCCGAATATAATATCCTTCCCAACCACCAGAGATAAGGTTCACAGGCAACGGATTATCTGAAGTAACTGTAATCTTAACCTCAGTACTATTGTCCTGCACAGGGAACTTAAACTTACCTGTTGCTACTCTATAGGATCCTAAGACTAATGGAGATTCACTTAAGACCTTAGATGTACAAGTGTACTTGAAGTGCTTATTCTTGACATCATTGTCTACAGACACATCAAAGGTACCGGAGTTACTATAGTTAAACCAATAGTATCTCAGTTGTAATCTGCCTTCATCTTCAGAGATCGTAGCACCGTCAGAAGTAGTTTTCTTAATCATTGGTCTAGACAATACAACATCAAATTCATATTGTCTGCCTACGAAGTAAGTCATGCCTCTGAGATCCCCAGTCACCTTAAAGACACCATTATCATCCCAAGAGGATACCTGATGATAGTAGCCATCAGTACCAACTAGACAATACGTAGCTGAGCCAATCTTAGGAACTGCACCATAGACATCCTTTAGGGAGATCTCAGTGTAGTCATTGAAGTCACTGTACTTGTTAGTATCAGGAATGACATAGCGTACCTTACGATCCATAAAGTATCTTACAGGCTCATCAGAGAAGTCTACTGCCTGACCTGTAAGCCTGCTCTTCTCTAAGAACAGTCCGCCATCAGTGTTAATAAGGAAGTAGATTTCAGAGCCTACGAACTCTGCAAGTAAGACCTGAGTACCTTCATATCGGAACGTCCATTTGCACCATGACTGCTGCATACTCTGGGAATTCTGAATGATGTACTTAAAGATCCATACAGTGTTAGGATGAGTACGTGAACACAGTGTGATTACATTGTCTGCAGTATTACCAGAGAGCCTAAAGATTCCCTTAGGAATATACGTAGGAACATGTGCAGCTACGTCCTCAGCATCCTTAAGATCAGCTACGTCCTGTACCGTATAGTATCTCATAAGAGAGCAATAGTTAACTCTGTTAAAGATAAAGAAAATACTTTGTCCTACACCTAAAGGCTGAGCATCATCACTGTAATCAAAGGAAGTGATTTGATCAACCTTAGCACTCTTAGGGGTCATTACGCCATCGCTAGAGAGCACAAATTGTCCCTCTCTAGAGAACAACATTAGTTCCCTGCTGAATGGTACTGCATGTGTTAGAATACAGACTTTGTTTGAAGATACAGCAAGGTCAATTGGATCAGTATCAGCAATAGTAGCTGCTGATCTAAACCAGAAATTAAAGAAATCAGCAGAAGCACTGAGGATAACATTTTCACCACTGATGAACCCTAAGCGATTTCTGTAGAAAAACATATCATTCAGCGTTTCCCCTACGAAGCTAGGCTTAGGATTGCTGTCCTCATCACCTACTGCTCTATCAGTCCAAGTAAGTCTTTTGAAGTGGAAGGAGCCATCAGATTCTCTTACGAGAGCATGAGGCATACTAGAGTAATCAAATTTATACTGAATGTTTGGTGCGGCACACTCTAGCCACGCATTCTTACCTTCATTGTAGTTAACATAGTAGTCATCATCAGCCGAGTTAGATTCACCCTTAATGCGCATGATGTAACCATCAGGAGCAGCAGGGGGAAGCTTAGAGACACTGTTAACGTAACCCTTCAAGACATATGCATTAGTGTTGCCAAAGCCATCCTTAACAACAACATTAGGCATATCCCAGCCAGTCTTAGATTGGATGGAAACTACGGAATCACCAAAGACAAGGAAGTTATAAGCATTGAAGTTGAAATTAGGATTCTTAGCGAACCCCATAGAGACTCTGCCTCCAACCTGTCCTAATAGCCAATCATAGGTAGTGGCTCCCCCATCAGCACTCTGAGAACCTGTAGCTAAGTCTACAAGTTTCTCTGCAATGTACGCAGAGGTAGTCTGTACAGCCTGCTTAGGTGCACCACCATCAGGGGTAATGACACCACACATAAAGGTACTGCCCATAAAGAGAGCATAGGTCTTAGCATAGGAGGCATTCTTAATGTACGCTAGTGCAGTGTCCTGACCCTTTTGAGAGGTAGTAGAACTAGACATACCAACGGTTTTACTACGGTTCAGAATGAACGTATAGTCTGCAATAGTGACTGCTCTAAATTCATCATTAGCGTCCGTGACATTAAGATAACTAGCATCATTGTCAATAACAACTTTCTTTTCATTACCTTCAAAATCCCATACCTTTAGAGACCCGCTGGACATACCTAAGATATACTGCTCAGTCTCGTCTCTGTTAATGACATGATACTTAGTAGTGAGTGGATCTACTCTGTCCCCAAGTCTCTTAATGTGAACTGTAGGAGGTCTCTTTTGCAGGCCATCGACTTCACTAGAGAAACCATTGATCTGCTCCTCTACCTGATCAGCAAACCTAATGATATCCGGTTGCTGAGATACGCCACCCTTATAGGATACTGTTGATTGCGATACTAATGGCATCCCTATTAGCTCCTCTGGATATACTGAGAAATGTATTGGTCATCATTGAGGATATTATAGTTACCCGTAGTTAGATCATAGTCAATGATATCTGCATAGGCACTAGATTCCTCAGTCATCAGATGCGTATTCAGGTCATCTGAAGTAAGATATCTCATCTGGAAGATTCTAGCTGCACGACAAGTAATGAACTTACGGAATACCTCAGGTAACTCCTCAAAGTCTAATCCTCTAACCAGAGTATCTAAAGTCAAACCCTCAGGGAACTCATTGGTCTGCGAAAGAATGTCGAAAAAATAGCCGGATCGTCTGATCAACTTATAACCACTGCTGACAAACCTAAGATAATTATTAGGGCAGGGAACTAAGTTAGTATCAGCGTCCGGCAATAAAGCTACTGAATCTTCAATATTAAAGTCCCATCCTCTTGATTGAATCTCTTTAGAGACACTATCGAGAATCCTCACTGCATTCAGAACGTCTACATTCAGTTCATCTTCAAGTGAGTTGACAGGACTAGAGCCTACAGCAGATAAAATCTCATTCACTGCATCTAGTTTGTTAGAAGGAGTGACAATCATAATTTATCCTTTGTAGTAGTATTTTATAGTTGTTATTATGTATTATTTGGGAGCTGCAGGGATCTTAGGCTTCCTAGAGACTACCTTAGGTTTGACTTCAGTTGGGGCTTTAATCAAACCTAATTTAATCTTTTCTTCTACAGTCAAACGGGAGCCTTTCTTAGAACCCCCGTTGACATAGAAATAGGAATCCTTAATGTCGGATTCCGAGTACATTACGCACCAACCTGAGCAGTCTTAACGAAGAGACCCACGGCTTCAGGACGAAGGCCCCCGTGACCCACAGCCATCTTAGCGATGATCTGATCAGCCTGATATTCAGCTCTGCGAGCACGTTCCATAGCGAGATCCTTCAGCTTAAGGGCACCCACAGCGGAACGGTGGAAGGCGATACCCTGAAGGACAGCCGTAGAGATCTGCTCCTTAAGAGCGTGCTTACCATCAACACCATTGTTCAAGAAGTTCGGGGTTTCCACAATCTGGAAGCCACAGACATTCTGAAGCTTGCCCGTATTCGGATCAAAGATAGCAGCAAAGTTAGCAGCATCCGGCATAAGGGCACGGCAGATAGCCGAATAACCTTCGGGGGAGACAAGGAAATAACGGTCACCTGCCGGAACCCAATTCTTCGTAAACTGAGCACGGGCATCAATCAGACCCTGCAGGAGGATGTTGCCATACTCCACAGTCGTAGCTTCATCTTTACCCGTAACATACTCAAATGCCTTGCCCGTACCCGGATTTTCAAGAGTAGTATTATCAGGGATGTTCTCAGGCATACCCGCGGCAGTCTTAGCACCCGTGTTAGCAAGTTCATTGATAGAGGCACAGTCGAAAGCCTGAGCAAGAGCTTCACCAAGCTGCTTCGAGTATTCCGTACGGACATCATAGTGATTCATTGCATCATCGATATCCGTGATAAGAGCATCAGCCGTGAGGAGACCATCGATAGCAATCACTCGCTCCGTGTTCTCCATCTTCTTACGCTGATCATCTAAGGAGTTACCCGGGGTAAGATACTTAGCATGAGTACGACCCATGACAGCGAAGCTGGCACTTCTCCCGTGCGGAATAGTACGAACAATCTGTTTGTCCATCATGACAGACGTTCTCGTGAAAGCCGTAAGGACTTCACCAGAGAAGATCTTCATGAACAGCGCATCACGATCACCAGCGCTCAGATTCTGACCAGGATTAGAAATAGAATTAGCGGTTAACGCAGCCATTTTATTATATTCTTATTGTAGTTATATTATTGTTATTAGTAAATGTTTTTATTATGGGTACGTTACACCTGAGTATAGTACATCTTCATTTCGATAGCTCTAGTGTAACTGGGGTCAGCACCATAACGGGGGTCACTCATAGCCTCCACTACTTCCTGCTTACTTGAGAAGCCCTTATAGCCACCCGTAGTAACCCCACCACCCATAATAGTAGGATTACGTGTTCCTTGCTTAGCAATCATCTTAGCTTTCATACCCTCAAACATAAGAGTAACAGCTTCAAGATTGTTGTTGTCAATAGCTCGATTAAAGGAACTCAGAACCTTATTAGAGAGGTTTCCTTGTGCCCACTCAATAACCTTGTTGTACGCCTGTTCTCCACCTGCTGAATTATAGACAGCATTAGTGAACTCACTCTCAAGGTTCTGTCGTGATTCAATGAAACCCTCAATGACCTCTGAAGGATAACCTGCCTGAGCAAGGTCAGCCATAGTCTTACTAGACAAGGCACCATACTCATTGTATTCCTTAATGGCCTGATTGAAGTCCACACCTTTAGCCTTAAGATCCTTACCAAGGGCATCTAAGGTTTTCGTGTGCTTATCAATCTTTACATTAAGGTCACCCTCAGGTTCCCCCTGTTGTGGTTCTGCCTGAGGCTCCTCCTGAGGTTCCTCATGAGGTTCCTCTACAGGGACAGCATCACCCTCCTTAAGAAGCCCTGAGGCTTCATCTTCATCAAAAGAGAGTTGCTGAGTACCTGAGATCATAATATCGACACCATTGTCGACACTAAGACCATCACTATTCAAGTTTGTTGTTTCTTCGCTCACCTGTTACACCCCCTGTTCCTGTTGAGCTTTGTTGTTATCTACTGCCATCTGAGCCTGAGCATCAATACCCTGCTGGGCAGCATACTGTTCCATCATTGCCTGCTGTTCCTTAGCAACCTGTTCAGGAGACTTAACGAGACCCGTAGCATCAATCTGAGCACTCGTGAAGATACGCATAGCTAAGTTCTGCTGATTGATCATCTGCATGATATCAGGGAACTGAGCAAGTACCTGAAGTGCCTGAGACAAGTTAGCAAAGTCATGACCACGACCCAAGGCATCAACACCAGTGATGACCGTAGGTTCAATCGTAGCGAACTTCTCAGAGATAGTCGGAAGGCTGCCATTAGACTGCATCTGATTGAAGATACAGGACACTAAAGGCAACTGAAGTTCCTGAGACAGGAGACTATAGACACCCCCTAAGGTATCCTCAAGTTCCTGAGCCATATATCTGATTTCTTCTGCTGTTCTTTAATATTATCGGGGAGGCGTTACTTCCCCACTTATAGTTACCTATAAGAATAGACTATATCTTACCTAAAGGTTTCTACATTTCGAGCCACTTGGCTCTACTCCTTTCGGATAGTCGTTACACTCACTTAACCTTCTTAGCACCTGTAACCCTAGCCCAAGATTTACCCTTCCAAATATTTTGGATAGTCCCACGAGAAACGTCTATTTTGTGGCGATTCTTAAACTGTGTAGGCGTCAATCCACTATCTCGGAATTTGTAAATAAAGAGTACTTCTTCCGTAGTTAGCTTATGCGTCCCAATAAGTTCCCCATGTTGTTCCATGTGTAAACCGTTGTCCCAACAGTGTCGAATATTCTGTTTAGCAGTACACCACTCTAGGTTGTCCACAGAGTTGTTATAACGGTTCCCATCCTTGTGATTAACTTGAGGGTAATTATTAGGATTCGGAATAAATGATTGAGCAACAAGACGATGCAAAGGGATAAACTTAGAGCAATGATCTGCACCTAAATGTACCTTCACATATCTGTTGTTCTTGGTTATAGATGTACCTTTAACCCATTTACCAGTATCCTCATTAAAGATTGTTCCATCTTCAAATAGGGTATAATTATGGACACATGGAAAAGGTAATAATTCATTAAGGTTGGTTTTTCTCATAGTTAAAAACCTCGTTAGCTCGGTATTGTCCCAGAGGGATGTTCACCGAATTAGTAGAATTTATAGAGAGCCACTTTTATTTAACCCTCTCAGCCTGCCGTTGCACACTAGAATTAAGCATGAAGCAATAAGACAATCTCTGTTCGATACCCTGAGATACCGCATAGCAGCCCTGAAGGTCAGTCTGTTTGTTTGTCTGCATTGCAACAATATCGTCCTGTCGACCTCTTACGAAAGCCCCATTCTCAGCTTTAGTAAGAGCCTTAATGTTAGTCTGACAGGAAGGAGACACTAGGTACAATACCTTAGCACAAATCATAGCCATATCGTTAATGGCATGCTGAAGGTTCTCTAAAGAGATCAAGTCACCAAGGTAATCTTCAACAAAGGATCGACCATAGGATTCCCCATCTTTCTTAGTGAATCTCACAGGGATCCAAGGACATTTGCCATAGGGATACGTCTGTTCTGATCCGGGGATAATGGTATTATTTACTTCCTGATAGGATTCCCAAGTGGATCCCTCTAAGGTATCCCCACGGACAAGATAGGTATGAGTGTAGATGTTAACCTTCTCAGAACGATTAACCTCATTACCTGCATTGCCTAAGAGACTTAAGATACTCGGAGGGATAGTCCCCTGAGCTAAAGTATCTCTAGCGACAATCTGAAGTACATTGCCGATAGCATCTCTTTCAACTACAAAGTTTCTGAGAGTGTAGCACTTCATGCCACCCTCTAGAGGAGGCAAAAAGAGCAACGCATTGCCAGCAATAATGAGCTGTTTGATGCACTCAAAGAGCGTAGGTCTAAGACCATTATGCTCCATATACTTCACCATAGCAGCCTCCATCATAGACAAGCCGTACTCTATGGTATCCTTAACCTGATCGTTGCCAGATGCCTGTAGTGCCTCATTAGATGCAGTATCTAACCCAAGTCTAAAGAAAGGCTGACCCGGGGGAAGCAAAGATAACAACAACTTAGATGCTAAGTTATTGAGACCTCTAGCCCCAATAGAATTATAAGGTGTCGTATAGGCAGTGCCACCATCATCAGATTCCTTAGGGAACAACTGAGGGATAGTATAGGTAGCATTCTTCTCTGCTCTCTGGGTATACTGATCTCTGTCCGTAGACAATCTTTCGTATACCTTTTGTGCACCTTCAGCAGTTTGATTATCTAGTTTAGTTTCTGCCATTATTACACAATATTACGTCCCGTACCCCCAGCACCACTAATGTTAACCTTAAGACTGCTCTTACGTTTCTTAGAGGTTGTCGACTGGGTGGTAGTAGAGACAGCTTTAGATCCCTTAGTATCATCGTAACCCTCAGTACCAACCGAAGTGTCTACAGTGGGAGTAGTCTCAGTAACCTCTTCCTTTTTCTTAAAAAAACGAGAAATCGTACCGGTAGATGATTTCTTACCACCTGTTGTACCGAGATGATGATTACGATCTTGCCAAGATGAATCTCCACGTCCCATTAGACAATATTCCTTCCGCTAGATGGACCAATCATGTTAACCTTAAGAGACTTCTTGCCTCTCTTCTTTCCTTTAGTTAACTGTTGCTTCTCTGATTCTGCTTCAGTAGTGTTATGCGTATCTGCATTCACAAACCCTAACTCAGGAGCAGGAGCAGGCGCTTCAGTAGTCGATTGACCATAGTTACTGTGGCCACCAATAAGGCCACCAGTGGAGACCCTAACTACTTTATTAAAGGCTTTACCGATTTTCTTGAATATACCCATTAATATCCTCTTTACTTAAATAATAGCAATTATAAACATGGAATCCTTTAGAGACATAACTATTCTTTAACATAGGAGCACACCAATCATTGACACTCCCAGTTTGAATATAGTCACACTCATCATTCTTTAGACAATCAATTAAATAATCAGACAACGCTCTAGCAATGCCTGCTCCTCTTTTAAAAGATACAGTCCATTCTTCATTAAGGATTCTTTGCTTATCAGAATACCAAGGGTAACCATAGGATAACAAACAGCATCCCACTAGTTCATCTGCAGATTGACTATAGAAACCAATAATACGATAATCATATTGGTTATTATTCAATACTACATCTTTAACAAAAGACCTAATATAGTCTTTATCTAAGTTTCTTATGAAGGATAAATTATTAGGATTATCTATAATAGATTCCATACATTTATCTAGAGCCTCCATAGCTGTCTTTAAGTCTACAATAGGTTTAACATAAAGTTTACCTATAGACCCCCTATAGTCCCCCATAGTATTCGTCATCCTTTTTTAATTTTTTACATTACGTTAGTGCCTACACCCTTAGCTTTGTCTAAGGATACCTTAAGACCTTTCTTACCCTTACGAGCCTTCTGTTCTTCAGTCTCCTGAGCACCAAGCTCCGGTTCCTGAGGTTCAACTACAGGGTTGTCTAAGGCAGGTGCCTGAACTTTCACTTCAGGTGTCTTAGGCTTTGAAAACAGTGCACCGATTTTAATCACCTATATGGTTTTGTTCATTGAACTTATTTTCAAGGAAGTCAAGTACATCCTGTACACCACCACAGTAATCAATGGTAGGCTTATAGCGGATCATCTTGCGTACATCAAAGATCTTCTGAAGTCCCTCCAACAAGTCTTTCGGGACAGCCGGAAAGTTGTCGAAGAGGGGTTCATCAGGATCACTTTTAGTGGTATCTTTGATATCAATTTTCATAGATTCGTCTTTCACGATTATCTATCTCCTAGTGTGGTGAATTTATTATCAACTATCTGTCGTCTTAATAGGGACGATTTTATCAGGTGTCCAAAGGGTATCTTTAGTGTCCCCTTGTCGAAGAATATAGGCCATTCTAGCTTGCAGCAAAGCATCATCTTCAGTAAGGCCAGCTTTCTTGTAGGTATTAACTACAGTCTCCCATAGTTTATCCTGAGGGACATCCTTAAGGATCCTCTCTGCTCTTACTGCTCCAATACCGGGGCAACCTTTATAGCCATCAGCAGTGTCTCCTACTAGTGTCTGAAACATATGCCAATAGTTAGCTTTATCTTCGTCAATCCAATAGATTTGATCTTCATTTACTCTATAGAAATGAGTAGGAAGAGTTTTGAAATCCTTATCCATTGACACAATTAAGGTTGTATAAGGAGTACTATTAATACCTATTACATCATCAGCTTCTAGAGATTCACTGGATTTAGATTCATAGTTATTTCTGATCCAATCCACTAATCCATAGTAGCAAGTAGGCTTTCTTTTATCAAGCCTATTGTTTTTATAATCAGGCATTAAGTGCTTCCTAAAGTTATCATTAGGATCACTAAAGACAAACGAATAGTCATTCATTTCGACATTATGGTTTGTCTTTAGTATGCCTTTAATACCACCAATAATCTCTTCAAATTGATCTATTGCGTCATCCAAATAAGCATGACAAGTATATAGACCATCTCCCCAATAGATATCCTTTTGGACAGCAGAAGATGCTTTATAGGCCAATAGATCTCCGTCTATCAGCCCAATGTATTCTTTAGGAGCGCTCATAGGATGATGCAAGCTCAGCGCCAGAACGAGTAAGGAACCATCGATTGCCTGCCTGTCGAATGTACTTATTGATTGACGTAATGTGACCTCGAGAGGCCATCTCTGCAATCATTCGTGCATTGAATCGACAATAGTCAGACTGAAGTTTAGGATGGACTTCACCAATGTAAGCAAGAGCACTGCAGTAGTTACTCATCTCAGCGTTACGCTTGTGAACAATAACCTCCCCAGTACTCTTCTCTTCTGTATAGAAATACTTAGGCATCTTCATAGCAGTCCTCCTCCTCTGTAGTTGTATCTGAAGTCACACTGTAACCGAGCTTCATAAGGAGGTCATGAATGATCTCTTCAGGAGCCCAATCCTTCCAAGTTTCAGGTTCCGGCTCATAGTTAAGCACAGTCTCACCATTAAGAGTGACTACAGCACCATAAGCAGGGACATTGCCATACTCATCATGCTTAACCTTCCACTTCCACATAATATGGATGTGATCAATGCTGCCCTTAGGAGCCTTATAGTCACGCAGCAGTGCTGCCTTAGTTTCTTTAGTCATACCAGTGTTTTCCATAGTAGTAATTAATGACAAGCTGCCCAGTTACAGCCAATCTTTCCTTCAGTATCAAGTTGACATTTAAAATTAAAGAATGCCTGAGTTTGTCTCATGGATTCCTGAGCAATCCTACAGCAATCTTCAGCGATTTCTTTGGTTCTGCAGGCAATTTGTGTCTCATCATGGAGCCAAGCCATCATGGCAAAATCACCATCCCAACCGTGCTTGTACCCAGCTTTACGCATATTCTCTTCTACAAGACACACCCATTTCTTGCAGATAAGGGCACCTGCAGATTGCAACAGAGTATTCAAAGCTGAGTGAGGGCTTCGCACATAAACAACGCGACGATCAAGCCCAAGAATACTGTGAGTAATACTAAGATTACTGTTATCAGGGTGAGCACGTTTCCTCCAAGTTACTTTATTGACACCTCCGACCCATTCAGATGATGTAATGAGAGTCCTTTCAATATCCTGACGAAGTTGCTTAATAGCAGGAACAGACTGAAAGAACTTTTCCTTTAGGCGCTTACCATCAGCCGAAGATCCACCAACGATCTCACCAATCTTGGCGTCTCCTGCTCCATACCTTGTATTCAGTTAGGATCGCTACCCCTAACCCGGGATAAAACCCTGCTCATAGTCGCCTATGAGAGTAGACTATCTCATTCTCTATTTCTAGAGAGGCACCGCTTCGAACCGCTTGGTTCTACTCCCTTTCGGGATAGTCGTTACACTTCCTTCTAGCTAGAATAAGAGGCTTTGCTTCTTCTCTTGTGTAGTTTCCTTTGAAGCTATTTCTCCAAATCTTTCTACACTCAGGACAGAATTCTTTATTATATGTCTTGGTACTAAAAGACTCACCGCAGAACCAACAAGTTCTAACCCACTCTTTAACATTGAGCTTCTTGTGACACTCATGCTCCTTTTGGTGGCATGCCTTACAAAGCAACTCATAGTTTTCTAGAGTATTGTTCTTTCTATTGTGATCCTTGTGATGTACTACCCAAGAATAACGTCCTGCGTTCTTTAGGTCTTTACCACAACGCTCACAATATCTGACAGTTTCTTTAATCTTAGCCCCTTCTCGCCTAAAGAAACCAATCCCATATTTATATTGGGAATCTTCAGTATATTTATCGTTGTTTGACCTATTAGCCATCTTATTTCCTATCTAAAAGTTTAGCACGGTATTGACTCATAGAGTTCGTCTACCGTTTTCAATGCCTTTTACTTCCTCCTATCAAAGGAAGCCATAAATAAACGTCTTAGCGTTGTCTCTTGTAGGCAACCCTGCCATCTTCTGGTTATGGGTATGAATGTCACCATTCAGGATCTCCTTTACATATGCCCCATTATCATAAGGAGATAGGAAATGGCCGAAGCAACGCAACTCAAGCCCAGAAGCATCAATACCAGCTTCATACCAACCTTTCGGAACAGTAAATAGCTCCCTGCATAGTCTCCCGTAAGGGGCTCTATTGGCAGGAACTTGAGCAACATTAGGATAACTATGAGTTGCACGCCCAGTGACAGCACCATTAGGGTTAACGGCACCATGAATACGCCATAGGTGATCATTAGTATCCTCCTTCATCAGCTTTAGCCACGCATTACTACCCTCAGCAAGCTGACCAATACGTTTGTTTAACATGAGAAGTTCTAAGATCTTGCTAGTCATAGGAATATCTTTAGCAGTCTTTAGAGTTTCTTCATCAACCTTAGGCAACCCCGTATCAGTCACCTCCTGAGGCTCCCATCCTTGTTCAATGAGAACCTTAGCAATCTGTTGTCGACTATTGGGATTAAAGGTTTCATAAACAGGATATTGTACTCCTGCTTTAATACCTTTCTTAGCGTTGTCTCTCTTGTAGGTCTTATAGCCAGTCAATAGAGGAGGGACACTCTCTTGCAGCTCTTTAGTCAACTCATCTCTGCGTCCCGCAAGTTCACTATAGAGAACTACAGCTTTATCTCTATCAAAGACAAAACCATTACGCTCCTGCTTAGCCATAACCCATGCAATATCGTGCTCAAGCTGTACGGCCTCCCAAGGGTAACCTTTGCCTAAGAGTTTATCAAAAAGCATCTTAGTAACAACTACGTCCTGATAGTTGTACTGATACATCTCTTCTGAGAAGCTGTCCCAAGCCTCCTCCTGTTCCCCATAGGTGCCCTTTAGTTCACGCATACGATAGCCATAGGCTTTCAATGAATGGGAACCAAAGAGATCCTTAGGAAGCCTCCCAGAACGAATTAAGCCCATATCGAGATCTTTAATGTTGCTCCAAACTAGACGAGCAAAGACAAGTGTATCGATAACACAATCCCTAGGATCAAATACAAAGTCTTTACCTGATAGTCGCTTAAGACAAGGGACATCGTACTTGATACCATTGTGAAATACCAAGTTATAACCGCTAGTACCATATACATTAAGAGCATCAATGTATTCATCGAGATCCTTATATCCTTTGTACTCCTGAGAGGCACTATCGTAGATCCATGCGCACCAGAATTTAGTTACGGTATCCAATAATCCATTGGTTTCGATATCAGTAATGATGTGTTTGTCGTATAGTTGAAGCATTTTCTATATCCTTCTATAGCTTTGCTAAAAAGATCCTACAGGATCACCAGAAGTGAGATACCTGTAATTGTGATAAGCCACATTGCAATCACGTAGATCTTGAATACCAGAGAGCTTAGGTCTCTGTACGTAACAGAATCCTCATACTCAGAGGCTAGAATCACAGGGGCAATAGGAAGCAACAGGATCATCCAAAAGCATGAGATGGCTCGATCCGTAAGAGACATGTCCTTGTCATAATACCAGAAAGTAAGTGGGGAAATAAACTCTTTAAAACTCATTTTCTTCATCCTCAAATGGACACTCAGGGTCTGCCTCATAGTCAGAGAGCCTACCAGTGTCCTGATTATAGTAAAGGTAACCACTGATACCAGTCAAACCACTGAAACGATTCTTAAGTACTCTAATGGCCATGACATTAGGATTATCTCCCTGTTGATTCCTCTCCAGGCCAATCACCATATCTGCAAGCTGAGCGATAGCACCGGAACCTCTAAGTTGACTTAAAGACACCTGAGCTCCTTCTTCGTGACCTTTCTTATCGGGGCGCTTAAGGTGACTAACGACATACATAGTACACCCTGTTTCTTCAACAAGGGATCTAAGGTTTGTCATTAGTTTGTCAATAGCTTTACGCTCCCCGCCATCGTCACTATTGTCCATACCAGAGACAACAATAGAGATATGGTCTAGGAAGATTCTCTTGCATCCTAAAGCTACGATCATGTATCTAAGCTTACTAAGCAGATTCCCAGAATCAAGTGATCCAAAGTGATCATAGAGGAAGAACTTTCCGTTGCCAATCGTGGCATCAAAAGCACTCTTGAGTTCTTCTTTAGAAACACTATCGGGATCCACGCTGATAATGAGACGTCTATTAAGAAATATGGACATGAGTTCAAGTCCCGTCTTTGCAGTAGATTCCTCAAGAGCAACCACGCCACAAGTCTCGCCTTTAGAGACACCAAAGAAATATTCAAGCTCTCTGAGTAGAGTGGATTTTCCCATACCTGATCCTGAGGTAATGACATAAAGCTCACCGTGTCTAGCACCGTTTGTCTTGCTTTGGAGAGCTTGAAAAGGATAGGCCACACTGTCTTTAAGACTATCAAGACCTTCCACACACTTCTCATAGAGATCTTGACCTGAAACAATTCCATCAGGTCTGTAAGGCTTAGCGTTCCATATGGCCGATACAAGGTCACCTGATCTTCCAGCCTTAAGACACTCATTAGGGTCCTTAAGAGGTAGATTAGCAATGTACGCTTTACCCAATGGGAGAATCTTTGCACAATCTTCACATGCTTTACGTCCCGGATCATCCATATCAAACATTAGGATGATCTCTTCAAAGTTATTTAGATACTCTAGGTTAGCTTCAATGGCTTTCCTAGCAGCCTGAGCACCATTAGGGATAGACACTACAGGCCACTTATTGCCTTGCACTTGAGACACACTAAGGGCATCTATCTCACCCTCAGTGATTACTAGTTTCTTACCACTAGACCACAACTGAGAACCATAGAGGCACCCAGAGATCTTCCCTAGTACAGCAAAAGACTTATCAGGGAATCTAAGCTTTTGTCCTACAAGAGAACCCTTGTCATCATAGTAGCAAGCCACTTGACAAGGGTTACCCTTATACTCCCCCACGAAATACTTTAGCTTAGTACAAGTATCTTTAGTGATACCCCTAGCAGGCAAAGCAGAGATCTGTAGTTCCTCTAAAGGAATCATATTGGATGCTGACATCTTTACCCCCTTGGGTTTGTCCAAAGATCCATCAGGTCTAAAATAAGTGGTACAGCTATAGCAATACTTATGACCGTCACTAAAAATAGCAAGAGCATCACTAGAGCCGCAATTAGGACAAGGCTCATGGTGCAGAAAGGTCGATTCCATGATCTAGCATATAACGTGCACTTTGGAAATCACGAAGATTATATTGAAAGCCTGCATCAAAGCTGTATCGGCACTGATGTTCAAAAGGTGTCATATGCCCACTATCAATAAGCCGCTTAGCAAGAGTAAGATCCTTTAGGATATCCGGCTTAGACCCATCGTGATTAAGGTAAGACACTCGGGCACAACGTGCAGCAGAGATAAGTGTGAGAATCCGCAGATCATCGATAGCATCCATCTCATCAAAGTTCACATACGGAAGCGTACGCCCCCCGTGAGCATTGATATAAATGTAGGTGTTGCTAACGGCATTCATAGCCATCTTAATAGCCTTAGCGAGGTGCTGGATCTCTGGATCAGCATCAGGAGACAACCGGAGATCAAAGAAATTGCTCCACTCAGTAGCAGTGACAATAACTTTAATCTTAGTGAACGGCTCAAGGATGCGATTGATGTGCTGCTTATGAAACCCATTGTCAATCATCTTATGAGCAACCTCGATTGCCTTAAATGCAGCATCTTGCCACTCTTCACAAAAGATATCATAGTCATCTTCATTGACAATATCTTTGCCTTGCATGCCCTTGCAATTCTTATAGACATCCGAAGGCACCCAAGGATCATTCAAGATATTCTGAATAGTTCGCTCTACAGGTACCGCACGCGAGCTAGAGGCATTCCGAGAGAACATTCGGTGTGTCATGAATTCACTATGGATGAAACGAGGATACTCCAATTCAAACGTATAGAGGTTATTCCAGCGTGCACGAATGATAGCTTTAGAGTTACCTACGCAATAGACCTTAGAGATAGGATCCTCACTCATCTTCATCATCCTCCTCATCAATCTCATCATCATCATCAGCATCATCTTCAGAATCTAGGAAGGCTTCATATTCATACTCCCACTCCTCTTTCTGATTGTTGTGAAGCTCATCACGATATGAATCTCCATCAGGATAATGCCAATCTGATTTACGTTCAATAGGTTCCATAATTATGGTTTCCTTTAGTGTTTACTATGGTATAGCTTTGGTAGGTGATAGGGGATTCGAACCCCCACGCCTTAAGGCACTATGGTTTAAGCATAGAACGTCTGCCAATTCCGTCAATCACCTAAAACATTGGTCTCTCCAACAGGAATCGAACCTGTAACCCTATTCTTAGAAGGAATATGCTCTGATCCAATTGAGCTATGGAGAGGAATTCAGTTTGATAAAAGCCTCTAGTCTCGTGTTGAGGTCTCTGAGTAATTCAACACCTTCTCTATGAAGTCCTGCACTCTCTGAGAGTAACTGTCTACACGCTTCGACTGACTTTGCATTAGCTCCTGAGGCATCCCTGAGAAGCTTTCTATCGGTATTACTGAGGTTGTACTGCACCCGATTAACATGTTTAGTAAGGGAAGCCAAGTCAGTAGCATCAGAAGCTTTACTTTTAATGATAAGGCTAATTGTTTCATCTTTCCTAGCTGTTAGCTCCTTTAGTTTGACTTCATTCTGAGCTTGAATAGCTACAAGTTCTTCAGTGTGCTTATTGCTTTCATATTTCCTGCCACCAATGACACCTGTAATGAAAGCTAAGACTACTGCTAGTATGGCTACCTTCTCCCACATAGTTTATTCTTCTCTCTAGTAGTGGAGATTTTATGCGATACGAACTAAGTCACCTTTAGTGAACTCAAGTGTCCCATTGGCTTCCTTAAGATCAGCTTGAGACAACTTGCATCTATCAAGAGAACTTGCATCTTCATAGGTAACGTAGACAGCACCACGGCCGTACCACGACTGAACATCAAAGCAAGGGCAGTCTTTGGCTACCCCGGGGAAATCTCTATGCCCTAAGACCTTAGCTTTAGGATACTTACTCTTAAGCCAGTCTAAAAGTTTCTTAAGAGATTCCTTTTGCTTCTCTGTAAAGTTGTCTACAGACTTACCGTTACGATCAGTCCCCCCAATAAGGCAAATGCCAACACTGTCATCATTATAACCCAGAACGTGACTGCCAATAGCTTCAAGGGGTCTGCCATTTTGAATAGTTCCATCCGTAAGAATGACAAAGTGATAGCCTATACCAAGCCATCCCTTTTGACGATGCATTTGATCAATAGTTTTCCAAGTGTACTCAGGCTTATTTTGAGTAGCGCTGCAGTGAACCACCAGATAATTCGTAGAACTGCGAGACTTGAACTTAACAAAGTTTCTATGGTAGTCAATCAGTGGTTCCTTAAAGGTAGTAGTCATTTATTAATTCTCTTGTTGTTATTGTTATTATTCTTGTTCTTCAAGATTCCCTCAGGGATATCTTTAGGTTTCTCTTTAAGCCATTCTTCGGGGATCAGCTTATCGGCAAACTTAATGCCGTTCTTGTTGCAGAAGCTAGCGTAAGTAGTAGACGATCCCTTATAAATGTACGTCTTACTTCTACTAAAGACAAACCGGATATCTAACTCAGGATGTTGCTCACGGATTAATAAATGCTTCTTCCTATCTTCAGCATCCCAGACACCCTTAGTTTCTATAATGATGCCATTAGGCAACACGAAATCAGGGGTATACTTGTGAGTACTCTGAGGAACGACATACTCTAAGTACTGTTCCTCATAGTGTGGCTCAATAGAAAAGGACTTGAGGAAGTCTGAATTCTTCTCCTCAAGTCCTGATCTGTAGGTACCCGCGTTGTGCCTTTTAGCTTTGCTGTATGCTGCACTGCGGGTGGTCATTAGATACCACCAAAGACGTACTTAAAGTAATAATTCTTAGGATCTCGCTTCTCTTCACTGCCCTTATCAAAGATAGGAGATCCATTAGCGTACTTGAAGGTAGGTTTAGCATCACTAAGCGAAAAGTACATGTAACCAAGAAAGAGGCTACCATCTTGCACACTAGAGGCATCTACAGGAAGACTTTCTACACCTTCACAGTATTCCTTATAGACATCCTTATGCATCAGCATGACTGCAACAAAGTCACAATCGATATCTTGCAGCACATGATCAGGGAATTTAATGGTGCATGGGTTCCAATCATAGAGATCGAAAGTAGGTTCCTTTTGTTCCTCTTTAAGTTCCTCAATGTTAGTCTTAAGACCCTGCACAACATCCTGCATCATAGCAAGAGTAGATTGAGCGCTATCAATGCGGTTATCAAGTTCTTCCAAAGTAATCATCTTAGGTACTCCCTAGTAATTATTAAAAATCAGTGGCTCCAACAGCCTTACGTGATTCTACTTCATCTTCATCGAGGCTGTCAAATGGTGCCTCTTCCTTGAATGCCTCATAGCCTTCCTCTTCAGCAGAGAAGCCGTAGTCCTCTGCAGATGAACCACCGAACTCGTTAAGCTTAATCACTTGGACTGCAACCGGTCGAAGGCTAAGGCCAACCTGCTTAGTTGACTGCATGAAGTAAGGTGCTGCAGTGAAGCTAAGACGAATCACTGAATCACGACCTACATTGACGTCAATAGGCTTGCCCTTAGAATCAAAATGGGCAATCTTAGCGTTGACTGTAGATCCATCCTTTTTCTTGATTACAGCATTCTGCTTAAACTTGAGGTAGACATTACCTTCTTCATCTTCAAAGTAAAGATCAGACTTATGAATCTTTTTCTTATTCATCGCATTGGCTTCAGAGACTGCTTCATCGAAAGCCTTGTCCTGAATAGCCTCAAGCTTCTCAATGAGCTTCTTAAGTTCATCAGTCATACCCTCAAAGCGCATAGTGACACTAAAGACACCTTCAGGATTGAACTTCATATCAGGCTCCTTCAGGTGAGGATACTGAGCAAAGCCCTTCGGAGTAGTGTAACGTTCGATCATTTTAAAATGGTTTCCTTGTTTAATTAATTAATTAATTAAGTAAAAGTTACTAGAGAGATTCCTTGGTTCTCTCTAGTAGTGGAGATTATATTAAGTTACTAGCAGAACGCATACATAGACTGTTTGACTACATCAAGATCTAATGTACCGTGCTTAGGAATCGGAGGCAACTCCTTAGCTTTCTTAGGAGACAACATATTCTCGACTTGATCATGAAGATCCTGCAGCACATCATTCTGTTTGTAGGTTTCAGCAAAGACCTCACGAACAAGAGAGAACATCAAATCACCTTGACCTGCAGGGCAGCCATAGGAATCATGAATCATAGCAAACTGATGGATACCTGCATCAACACAAGCGTCTACAGTTAACATGAGGTGACTAGCATCCATCGAATGGACGTAGTTAGGAGCGATGCCCTGCTTCTGCTTACGAGAATCGATTTCCCCTAAGTCCTCTGAGACACTAATCTGAAAAGTTTCCCCTTCTTTCTTAGATTCCTCAGGAGCACCCGATTCATCAGACACATGAATAGTTCCGCTGCAGAAGGTCTTAAGTTTCTTCAGGCGAACTTTAGGATACCTTTGACGAACTAAGAAACCACTCGGAGTTACCCATTGTGTAGGAAGATTCTCTCCGTTGATATTCTTGTCCGTAGCGAGTAGTCCTGAGGCAGTCTGAAGCCAGTCCATAGCTTCTCTAGCTTTGACAACAACTTCACCTAATGAATTCCAAATCTTGTCAGCCATATAGGTTGCAGCTTGTCGAGGCTTAGAGAATGCTAAAGGATGATGTTCTAAATGAGGGTAGATAGTATCTTCAAGAATCTGCTCAGTAAAGCCAAACTTCTTCGCTCCGTATGAAAGTGTCATAGTCGGTCTCTTGGTTACCTTACGGGTAATCCCATAGGCCAGCCACTCAGCAGCAAGAGACTTAGTACCCTTAGAGACATACTCAGTGCCATCTTCAGCAGTCTTTAGTTCATCTTCAGTACCTTCAGCAGCATCCTTCATCACAGCTTGTTTCACATGCTCAGCGACAATACCGTAGATATCGTGAACCTTATCATCAGGCACGAGGTTAACTGCAGTACCCCCAATCTCATCCTTTAGCATAGCTGAGAAGTGCTGGATACCACTGCAGCTGCCATCGAATGCTACTGGAATATGAGACACATAATCTGTACCTTGTTCCATGAAATCAGCCCATTCAAAGCAGAATGCTAGGAACTCCCAAGGGGAATCTGTTTCAGTCCATTCGAGGTCTGTAAGAGGATCTTTAGCAGTCTTTAGGATAAGCTCAGTATTCTCATAGACCCACGCAATGCGTTCCTCTAAGGGTTTCTTATCAAGCCCATAGCAGTTAGCACCTTGGATAGCTAACCAAGCTACCCCCGAATCTCCTAAAGGAGCACCATCGGCAAACTCCAGCAAACTCTTGCAGAAATCAGTGCCTTGTGGGTTCAGCAAAGGCAGCGGATAGACACGACCACGGAAATCAAGATTATGAGGAAAGTAGATACGTTCATAGTCTTTATAGATATCCGCAAGGGCAAGCTGAGCATTCACTGCATAACGCTTAGACTTACGCTTATTGTCACGCTGAAAGTAGATAACCATAGATTTACGCCATTCCTTCTGTACCTGAGGATCCTTGTCTGCTGCCTCAGGTCTAACTGGAGGTTCCTCAGGTTCCGCTAAAGGCATCTCAAGACCATCAGGGATATGCTTCCACTTAGAGATCTCCTGAGCTACCTTAAGTACCCTTTTGTTGATTCTCCAAGGTGTTTCTTGAATAGCATTAACAGCCTTATAAACGTCAGGCATATCGAGATCTCCATAGAGATCCATAACAGTCTTTTCATTAAGACGAACTAAAGGAATGGGGCGCTTGAGATTGATATAGTAGCCACCGTTGATAGGATTACTCCAAGGCTTAGGAGGGATGACCATAGGACGATTTTTGAATAGCAAATCTGCCATTTCCTTATCGTTATGGGCAATGTATTGGGCAATCTCAGGAGCTATCTCAAAACGATAGGTAATGTTAAAGCTGCCACCCTTGGAGTACTTAGAGATCTTCCCCAGTCCAGTAGAGACAATAAAAATATCGATCAGCTTCATACCTAGGTTACAGCGAACACTATCAGTCCATTTCTCCCAGCGTTCCTTACGGTTCTCATCAGCTAACCATTTATCTTTAGCGTTAACAAAAGCCTGCTTAAAAGACATACCAATACGCTTGTTTAGGTTGACCTGAAAGTAGGAACGTTCCTTATCAGACAAAGTAGACAATACATCTTGAAACTTCATCTCTAATTCCAACTCAGTACCTAGTTCTTTTGCAAGGGACGTAAGGTTAATCTGAGGGATAGCATTAGAAAGAATAGTTCTAAGAGACAAGAAAGCTACATGCTCAATCTCTAGCTGCTTTAAGACAACTGCACAAATATGGCGTTTCCCCGGTTTACCTGAATCAGCTTTAGTGTAGAAATCTTTTAGTCCCTTACAAAAGGCCGGAAGGGCTTCTTTAAGCAGCATTTTGGTTGTCCCCGTGTCTGCTAAAGTTTTATTCTCTCTGGCCTTGTTAATTTTAGACATAAAAGCTTGATAAGCAAGATCCTTACTCTCTAACTCTAATTCTATTTCTTTATCGACTAAATGCTTTCCATATTTGAGACACAATTCATCATAACCACATTCATTAATCCGAATTGAATCAATAGCTGCTTTAGTGTCCATTTGGTTTCC